AGATAAAACATGTTTTTTAAAATATCACCAAAATCATCTTACTCCTCAATTCTCAATTAGTAAAGGAAAAGTTTACACTCAATATAACTTATATACATTAACCGGTCGCCCGTCTAATTCATTTAATAATGTAAACTATGCCGCTTTAAATAAAGAAAATGGTGAAAGAACTTGTTATATTCCTAGTAATGACTTATATTTAGAGTTCGATTTTAATGGTTACCATCCACGTCTATTAGGTGATTTAACAGGATATGAATTTGATAAAGAAACAAATGTTTATACCCAAATTGCCAGCATATTAGAAACCGAAGATATACCTAAAGTTAAAGAAACAACATTCCAGAATTTATACGGTGGTATTAGATACGAATTACAAAGTAAACCATTTTTTAAAAATGTACATATGTTTACTGAAGATTTATGGGAAACAATTCAATATGGAGGATCAATAACAACACCATCAGGAAAAACATTTCGTTTAAAAGATATTGATAATCCTAATCCTCAAAAAGTATTAAATTATCTTATACAAAATTTTGAAACATCACAAAATGTTGAACAAATATTTGATCTATATAACGATTTTCGTTCATTAAAATCAAGAATTGTGCTTTATACATACGATGCTATATTAATAGATGCAGTACAAGACGAAGTAAATCAAATAAAAGAGATTATACATAAATTAAAATACCCAACCAAAGTAAAAATAGGAACTAACTATAACGAATTAACATAAGATACCCAATGGTTATGACAGAAAACCCGATATTTATCACCAGTTGTGAATTTAATGACATCATTATAAATGACATGGTAGGAAATAAACTTTTTTGCACATTTGTTGCACCCTCTAAATTAGACGAAACTCTAAATATACTTACAAATAAATATTCTATATTGTATGATAAAATATTTGTATTGGAATCAACCGATACAGATGAATTAATCTTAACATATAACATAGACGTGGTAAATACTAGTTCTAAAAATGCTTTACCTAATACTATTTTACTTCATAGAAAAAAAGAATCTAATACATTATATACTATTAACGCCCTTAATGCTCTTATAAAAGAATTAAATGGGGGTGTATTAGATACTAATTATAAAGTTAAATGGGAAGACCATCGTAACGTTATATTACTTACCCAAGAAGGAGGACTAAGAAAAGTTCACACAAAAATTCACAATATTATTAAAGTATAATTTGGATATCCCAAATTTCTTTCTTACATTTACCTAAAACAAGTTATAAACAAATTTAAAAAACGTTATGGATTTATCTTTAATCAAGCAGACGTTGGCCACCTTTAACAACAAAGGCCAGTCTAGAGAAAAAACAGATTACACAAAAATTTTTTGGAAACCAAAAGTAGGAAAACATCAAGTTCGTATTGTTCCTTCTAAGTTTAACAAGTCTACACCGTTCCGTGAGATTTATTTTCACTATGGGTACACTAAAGGACCTATTTTAGCATTAACTAATTGGGGTGAAGCTGATCCTATTGCTGAAGCAGCACAAAAACTTCGCAAATCAGACAATCCAGATCATTGGCAAATGGCTAAAAAAATTACTCCTAAAATGAGAGTATTTGCACCCGTTATCGTTCGTGGTGAAGAAGACATGGGTGTTCGTTTATGGGAATTTGGTAAAGAAATTTACACTCAATTAATGAACATTGCAATGAATGAAGATTACGGTGATTACACTGATATTCAAGATGGTCGTGACTTTATTGTAGAAGGTACTGATGATGTTGTAGCAGGTCGTAAAGTAGTAAAATGTATTCTTACACCAAGAGTAAAAACTACACCAATTACAGATGATGCTGAAGCATTACGTTTGTACCTAAATGAACAACCAGACATTTTCGCAATCAATAAGAAACATACTTATGAAAGCTTAAAAGAAATCTTTGAAAAATGGGCTAATCCTGAAGAAGAAGATGACAGTGCTCCTATTGTTGCTACTTCTGATGATGAAGAAACAGAAGCACCAAGTAAAGGAGATTTACCTTGGGAAAAAGAAGAAAAAACATCTTCTTACACACTACAAACAAAACAACCAAAAGCAGACAAATTCGAAGATTTATTTAACGAAGCATAATTATGGCTAAAAGGAACAATATAAATGATGCAGCATCTACTGCTATAAAAAGTTCTTCTGGGAAGTCATTCGATTTAGATAGTTTTAAAAAATCTAAAAACTTATCAGAATCATCGAAGTTTAAAAAACAAAGTTGGATCCCTTTTTCCCCTGCTGTCGCTGACGCACTCTCTATTCAGGGAGTGCCGATGGGACAAGTAACCATTGCTCGAGGGGGATCAGATACTGGAAAAACTACATTAATGATTGAAGCAGCCGTGTCTGCTCAACAACTTGGAGTATTACCTGTGTTTATTGTTACTGAGATGAAATGGGATTTTGCTCATGCTAAAAAAATGGGACTAGAAGTAGAGGTAATACCTAATGATAGTACTGGAGAGGGAGTTGATTATAAGGGATTCTTCTTATATGTTGATCGATCTTCATTAAATACAATCGAGGATGTATCTGCTTTTATCGCTGATATTTTAGATGAACAGAAAAAAGGCAAATTACCTTATGATTTACTATTCCTTTGGGACTCAGTTGGATCAATTCCATGTGATATGAGTGTTAAACAAGGAAATAATAATCCTATGTGGAATGCGGGTGCAATGGCTACTCAATTCGGTAACTTTATTAACCAACAATTTCCATTATCTCGTAAAGAGAAATATCCTTACACAAATACATTCTTCGTAATACAGAAAACAGGAGTACAACCAGCATTAACACCGATGTCACAACCTAGAATGACAAATAAGGGTGGAAACGCAATGTATTGGGATGCCGCTATTGTAATTACATTTGGAAACGTAACAAACAGTGGTACTTCTAAAATTAATGTACAACATAAAGGTAGAAAAGTTGAATTTTCTAAACGTACTAAAATAGCAATTGATAAAATTCATGCTGATTGTGGTATAGCAACTGCTTCAACTGTAATTGTAACACCACATGGGTTTATCCCAGATACACCTGAAGCTGTAAAAGAGTATAAAAAAACATATGCTCATGAATGGTTTGAAGAAATAACAGATGTAGACAGTCTACAAATTACTGAGGACACTAGCGAATGGAATGAAAGTCAAAATATATCACCAATGTTAGAAATTGAGGAATAATGTTTGACAAAAAATTTCTACTCCAGGTACTAGATTCAATAGTAGAAGATAAACCTACTAAAAATAGTCGTATTCTTATTATAGATTCTATGAATACTTTCATGAGAAATTTTTCATCAGTTAATACACTTAACCCAGCGGGCCACCATATAGGTGGTCTCGTAGGTTATTTACGAAGTGTCGGATATGCTATAAAATCATTTCGTCCTACTAGAGTAATATTAGTGTTTGATGGGCATGGAAGTACAGTTAATAAAAAAAATCTATACCCTGACTACAAAGGTAATAGAAGTATATCTCGTATTACAAATTGGGATATATTTGATGACAAAGATGATGAAAGCGAAGCAATGGGTAACCAAATGACACGCCTTATTCAATATTTAAAGCAACTTCCTGTATCTTTAGTATCAATTGATAAAATAGAGGCAGATGATAGTATAGGACTTATAGCAAACTATTATGCCGCTGATGAAAACTGCAAAACAGTAACAATAATGTCTGCTGATAAAGATTTTTATCAATTAATTAATGATAAAGTTCAAGTTTATTCACCAATTAAGAAAAAAGTATATAAAGTTAATGATGTTCTTGAAGAATTTAATGTACATCCTAATAACTTTTTAATTTATAAAGCATTACTAGGTGACAACTCAGACAACCTCCCTGGGGTTAGAGGATTAGGCCCTAAAAAAATAGTTAAGTTGTTTTCTTTAGAAGGAGCAGACGAATATAAATTAGAAGATATTTACAAGATAAGCGCAGATAACGCAAAGAAAAGCCCGATGTACACAAGTATATTAGAGGCACAACATCAATTAAATATCAACTATCAATTAATGAATATACGCGAACCTAATATATCAGACGATAGTAAAGAAGATATAATTAATTTATTAAATGAAGAAATTACTTCATTAAATGTTGGTGGATTTATGGTGTTATATGAATCAGATGGATTAGTAAATTCTATACCAAATACCCATGCCTGGTTGTCAGAAAATTTTGGCTCTCTCATATTAAGATAGTATATTTACAAAAATAGGTTATTAACAATTAAATAGGTTATATATTGACAACTTTATCAAAATTGTCCCAATACGGACATCAATTTCAAATCAAAGTAATAGGAGCCCTATTAACAGATAGAAATTTTCTTATTACTATATCGGATGCTTTAACTGAAGACTATTTTGAAAATACTTCACACCAGTGGATTATTAAAGAAGTTTTAAATTATTTTTATAAATACCATACTGTGCCTTCAATGGAAGCTTTAAAGGTAGAAATACAAAAAATTGAAAATGATGTATTACAAATAGCTGTTAAAGAGCAATTAGTTCAAGCTTACCGAGATTCAGAACAAACTGACATACAATATATTAAAGATGAATTTTTAGGATTTTGCCGAAATCAGCAAATGAAAAAAGCTATCATTGCCTCTACAAATTTATTAAGTATTAATGATTTTGATTCTATTAGACAATTAATTCTTAATGCCCTTAAAGTAGGGGAAATAAGATCTATTGGTCATGAGTATGAAAAAGATGTTGAAACCAGGTATCGTGATGATAATAGATCACCAATTCCATTTCCTTGGGAAGTAATGAATAATATTACACAAGGTGGTTATGGTAAAGGTGAATTAGTTATTATATTCGGTAATCCCGGTGGTGGAAAATCATGGGCTATTATTGATATGGCTACACATGCTGCTAAATTAGGTTTTAATGTTTTATATTACACTTTAGAATTAAGTGAAACTTATGTAGCAAGACGTATGGATGCTAATTTATTAAGTATCCCTGTAGATAAAATTACAGCGCACCGTGAAGAAATTGAGAAAATGGCTCAAGAAATACCGGGTAAAATTAAAATTAAAGAATTTCCTGCAGGTAAAACTACATTAGACAATATTGAACAACATATTGAACAACTTAGAATGCAGTATGAATTTGTACCTGATGTTATTTTTATTGACTATATTGATTTACTTAAAAATTCATCAAGAGATAGATTAGAAGGTACTGAAGATATTTACACAAGTATTCGAGGATTAGCAACAGAATTAGGTCTTCCAATTGTAACCCCATCACAAGCCAATAGAACAGGTGCTAAGAGTGATATTATTGAAGGAGATAATATAGCAGGTTCATATTCCAAATTAATGATTGGTGATATTGTATTATCACTAGCCAGAAATAGAAAAGATAAATTAGAAGGTACAGGACGTTGGCACGTTATGAAAAATAGATTAGGAGGAGATGGTATGACATTCGCATCAACTATCGATACTTCCATAGGTAAAATCGAAATATTCGAAGACTTCCTAGAAATCGACACCTCCAGCACAGATAGAAAGCCAGGCGATTATAACGCAGTAGATAAAGATGAAAAAAACTTTTTAAGAAATTTTATGCTTAATAGTGATTAACCTTTATTTTAATGTATTTATAGACCCAACCTTTAAATTTTAAAAACACACATGAGAGACATTACAAAAGAAAGAATGGTTTACAAGCCATTTGAATACCCTGAAGCGCATGATTTCTGGTTAAAACAACATCAAGCGCATTGGTTACACACGGAAGTTCCGATGATGTCAGATGTAAATGATTGGAAACAAAATTTATCGGAAACCGAAAAAAACATTATAGGTTCTATTTTAAAAGGTTTCGCTCAAACTGAAACAGTAGTAAATGATTACTGGACAAATTTAGTAACATCTTGGTTTAGAAAACCAGAAATTATTAAAATGGCTGTTACTTTTGGAGCATTTGAAACTATTCACGCTGAAGCTTATTCATTATTAAATGAAGAATTAGGATTAGACAATTTTTCTGAATTTTTAGAAGATGAAGCCACAATGGCCAAGATTCAGGGATTAATGGATGTAAGAGATTCACACAATGGTGAAGCAGATTGGCATAAAAGAGCTAAATCTTTAGCAATATTTTCAGCATTTACTGAAGGAGTTAATTTATTTTCATCATTTGCAATTTTATTGTCTTTTAAATTAAGAAATTTATTAAAAGGAGTAGGACAGATTGTAGAATGGTCAATTAGAGATGAATCATTACATTCAGAAGCAGGATGTTGGTTATTTAGACAATTAATGTTAGAAAAACCAGAATTAAATACACCTGAATTAAAAGAAGACATTAAACAAGCAGCTTTATTATCTTTAAAATTAGAATTAGACTTTATTGACAAAGTTTATGAAATGGGAGATTTAGATGGTTGTTCAAAATATGATTTAGTTAGTTTTATTAAATATAGAGTTAATACTAAAATGCAAGATTTAGGTTACGAGTCTATAGTAAATGGAATTGATGATGCTTCAATCAAAAGAATGAAATGGTTTGACAGTTTATCAGCTGGAAAACAACATACAGATTTCTTCGCATCAAGAGTAACAAATTATTCAAAAGGAGTTCAAAACTGGGACGCAAACGATTTATTTTAATATATGGACAATAACAACTTAATATCAGATTACACACAGTGGGAAAGAGGTAAAGATTTTCCTGAGTATTTCGACGAAATATCATTAGCAACAATTAGCAAGGGGTACTTGCTACCTGGAGAAACACCTAAAAAAGCATATAGAAGAGTATCAATAGCTGCGGCTACAAGATTAAATAGACCTGATTTAGAGAATAAATTCTTTAAAATATTATGGAATGGTTGGTTAGGATTAGCATCTCCAGTATTATCAAACATGGGTACAGATAGAGGTTTACCTATTTCATGCTTTGGTGTAGATACACCGGATTCTATACGTGGAATCGGTTTAACTAACGCAGAACTAATGAAATTAAC